GTTCAGGGCACGGACGAACGGGGCACCGGACTGCGCGGCCTCGTCGACCAGCTTGCGCACCTTCTTGTTCGGCGTAGCCATCAGCGGGACCGTCTTGGCCACGCGCAGGTCGTTGTAGGCACCAGTGTCGATGGCCGTCCACGGGTTCGGACGGGTCACCATCGGCTGGTAGACGGGGTGCATCCACTGCTGGATCTCCTTCATGCCGTCCATCTCCGTCTGGGCTTCCTCGGTGAACTTGAGGACCGAGCCGTTGGTGAATTCGTTGCCCTCGATCACGTCGAACATGTCCATCGCAGGCATCACGATGTTGATGAGGCCCGTTCCGATCTTGACCAGCAGGTCCGTGGGGGCCTCTTCGCCTGCCTTCTCGAGCAGGGCCTTGCCCTTTTCCTCGCCAGCACGGGCCGAGGTGACCTTGCGACCGACCAGCTTGTTGATTGCGGCCTTGGCTTCCTTGGTCGCCTCGTCGGTGACCTTGATGGCCTTGGCTTGCTCCGCGAGCTTCTGGCAGGCCAGTTCAGCCTCGACCTCGAAGCCGATAGCGAGCGCCATGGCGGTGATCGGGCGATCCGTGGCCGCGCCATTGAACAGCACACGCAGCGTGATCGCCGTGAGCAGGTCCAGGTCGACCGACTTCAGGGCCACAGCGTGCGGAGCAGGGCGACCGCGGCCCTTTGCGGCTTCAGCGGCTGCTGCCAAGGCCATCGCCACAGCGGCCTTCTGGAACGCCGAGGTGAACAGCTTGCCCTGGTCGCGGGTGATGTCACCGGAGTACAGAGCACGCTCGTTGTTGTCCGCGTAACGCTGCAGACCACGGTCGATCATGGACTGCTCGAGTGCGGCCTGGCGGGTGTAGTCCAGGTCGATGGTTTCCAGCATCTCTTGGTCAATCAGGTTCATGTCGTGTGCTCCAGTATTGGTCGGACGCTTCGTTCAGCGCAGATGCGTATCCTACCAGAGAGTTGCGTGTGGTTCAACACAGAGTTGTACAAAAAGTTTGGACCAGGCTTGAGACGCCTGTCTACTTCAAGTGTCGAGTAATTCCACCCCCTTGATTTCATTGGGATTTTCTTGGAGAACCTCGAGATTGAATTAGTCGACACTTTAAGAAGAAGACCCCCTCAACCTCGCCGAATATCCTCCCGGGTGGCGACCAGGAACGAGACCAGTGATGAAATAATAGGCAGACCACGAATTAGTCGACACTTTAAGAAGAAGACCCTCCATGGGGGGTAGGGGGGCCTTAGAGTCCCTAGGATCCTTAGGGTTATTCCTAGGACCATAGAATCTGAGAGATGTTTTTCATTAAGGGTGTTTTTCTGGTACTGAACCAGAGGACACCTGATGTACCTTTGATTCACTTGATTCACTTGGATCACCACGAGAGTCCCCAGGACCCTATACACACCGAGGCGACACAGCGCCATAGAGCAGACCACAATGGTCGCCCTCGGGAACGCTAGGGACTCCCGTGTTGGTCCTTTTTCTGTACAACACAACACGACACAAACGGAAGAATAGCTGATAGCGGCGATTGCTATTCGGGTGCAATTCCCGACTTCCGACCAGAATTCTCTTGGCCTGTAGCTCAGTGGTAGAGCAGCGCACTGTTAATGCGTCCGTCGTAGGTTCGATCCCTACCTAGCCAGCCACACACCGCGCTAACCATAGGCCCCATGGACCATGGTTGCGGCGTCGATTGGAAACCGCCCTGTCGTTAAAGCGTTGCGGAACCCATCAAGGGGTGTCGCCCCGTGCCCTCAAGCCCCTCAGTGGCTAGGGTCTCTTTCGTCTCATGAGTGCAATGCTCTGACCTCGTCTACCTGCAACGGGTAGGCTCGAGCGTGTCCCTTCGGTTCTTCGGCCATCCACCGTAACCGGATACTCTCTCTCGCTACTGAGGGGACACACTCGAGCAAAATGCTCCAGGCCAAAAACGGCCTCCAAAAACCAGGATTGGTAATTCTCAAAAATATTTTGGGGTCCTGGCCAAATTTTTGGATTTTCCCTTACAAGTCCCTCAGGCATAATGAGGGCAGAGCGGTGGCGCTTCACGGCCCTTCATCGCGCACTGGGTGGAAGCCCCTCAGATCACCGGATTTCACCCCTCGTCGAGCATCCCCGGCAGGCAGCATCCCCCCTCGGAAGCACCGATAGGGTTTGCAAGGCCTCCAATGGCCCGCCATGCCCCTGCTAGGGGGTGGCCTGTGGGGTAGTAGCCAAAACCTCGCCAGGCCCTCAGAGGGGCTGTAAGCACGTCTAAACGTCATTGCCTCTCTCGCTTGTCTATAAGCCCATAGAGCGGCCCGAAGGGGTCCAAGCTACGTTGGCACCTCCAGACCCTCACGAAGCCGTTACGCGGCCTTCTGGAGACCGTGCGTGATGTAATCCCCGATGGGGACCACCTGCGCCCATGGGTAACCTTTGAACGTGGCCTTGTTCTGTGCCGATGCCGTGCCTTGCGCGTCCAGATAGGCCAGGCGTGCGCCTTCCTTGTCCAGCACGACAAAACGCGAAAGCCCGCGTTCATGCGGGTAGGTGTAGTAGGGCATGGGTTCCTTTGAAGTGTCGACAAATAGCGAAAGCCCCTAGGGGTACTAAGGGCTTTGACTCGTTGCCGACATTAGAGCGAGTGGAACGCGATGTCGCAGTAAGGCGCGAAATCTTCGCTAGTGTCGTACACAATCGGAACGTAATCAGGGTTGAGCCAGTCCGCAGGAACCCATGTGATCCCGTGCCAGGCCGCGACTTTGACCAATAGAGTTTTCATCAGTTACCCCTGGTGATCCGGACATTACCCGGAAGTGTGATTGTTACCTGTCCGCCCATGGTCTGCGCTAGTTCGTGCGCTAGTGCCTGGGTTAGTTCGTGGATCAGGCTAGCTGTGGGTTTGTTGGCCCGCGCATAGGCCTCTAACGCCTGCGTTACTGGCTTACAGGATGGGCGCACGTTTGAAACGTCCCATTGGTGTAAGTGGCGCACGGCATCCCGCTAGCAGTCCGCAGAATCTGCAGGGCATTCACAATTTGCTCAAGTGTCATACGTACCTCAAAGATAAACAGCCAACACAAGCCCGGCACATCCGACCAGGCAGAGAATTACAGCCGTACTGAACGCCAGCACAGCCCAATCAACGCGAGGGATGGCCAGGGCACCAATTACCCCTGATGCCTGGCCGATAACTCTTCTGATCATTTTTGCCCCGTACGACAGTGTTGTGTGTTGTACAGCCGTTAGGCAGAACGTTGGACAGCAAAACGCGACTTAGTCGGACCATGTACGACGATCACCGGGCTAGCCTTCGCAGACCCCTTATCGTCCGTGCCATTGCATGCGCCACATGTTGCGCACGTCTTACGCTTCCCTGCCTCTTCGCTAGCAGGACACACAAATTCACCCTTGGATACGGCTTCGTCCGCAGTCCGGATCCGGAAGTAACGAACGTTGGCCAGGCGTGCCGCTTCTGCCTCTTCGGCGCTATCTGCCGATGCCATGCACAGGGCCATCACGCGGGCCTTGTGGCCTTCGTCGATGCCTTCGTTCTGCCATTGGTGCGAGTAACCAGTGTGGCCTTCGGCGTGAGCCGTGAGCGCTTCCCATACGTTCGCAGGGACTGCCATGGGATCACCATAGGAACCCAGACGGACCATACGGCCCGCAACCATCTTGCCCACTTGTTCAGGCGTGGCCACCGGATAACGTCCAAGGTGAACACCTTTCCAGACCACTAGCGGGCCTTGAAACACTCGCACGTAACATGCGCCACCGTTAATGGGTCGGTGCTTGCAATCACCGCATACGCTCGAGTCTTCGCCAGTCTTCAAAGCATCGGTAGGTTTCACATCATCACGCATGATGTACGTCTGAACCATGTTCCCCGTCTTTTCATTCGTGCTGGCAGTGATCGCAACGACAACAATCGGCGCACCGTCAAGCAACGACGGACCACGATAAACGATATAGCCGTTAGGGGCCTTGTCTGCCTTGCTAACCAGGCTGTCCAGTGTCGGCGTGGCCTTGCCTGCCAGAAGGGCCTTATCGTTAGCAACGACGACTTCGTCCGCCACCGGTTCCCATGCGTCCGCAGGGATCACGATCTCTTCGGGCAGGGCAGGCAATTGGTCTGCCTTCGGTTCGATCAGCGAGATACCCTTGCCGAAGTCTTCAGTCTTACCAGTGGCCACCCAGTGTGCGCCCGATTCGCTAGTGCCCTGGTTCAGCTCGTAATCGCAACGTTCGAAACCAACAATGTAGGAACGCGCTTGCCAGCTATTGGAGGCAGCGTAGGAAGCATGGCGGGCCTTCGCGTAATGGTTGCCCTGGCGCACGCCGATAGCGTCTCTGGATCCCTTGATTTCGAAGTCTTGTTTGCTTTGTGCCATGGTTGCCTCTGGGTTTGTTTGGGTCGGTTCGTTTGCTGCAGGACTCCACTTTAACGTGTGTGATCGTGTTGTACAACCCCACACATGAAAAAAGGTTCGTGCGCCTGTCGTAAAGAGACCACGCCTAACCCAGGCAACCTCAGGAACCCCTTGCTTTCCCCACGTGATCACCTGTCGCGTATGCGCCACGCCATGCCATCGCATTGCATCCAGGCCCGCAACGATCACCAGGACGCGTGACACGGCCCCGACACGGCCGCTTTTCCCCCTGGATTCGCACCTGATCACCATGCGTTAGATAGTCCATCTGATGCAATCCGTTAATAATCAAGCACTTGCGATGCGCTCTGCTCGCGTGCTGTCGATCTGCGCTCCTTGCCTGCCTGCCAAGTACCCCCCGTGCTCTGCCTGAACCCGCTTCAAAAAAGCCGGTAAAGGCTCTCGCGTTGTTGTTGTTGTTGAGCCTATTCAGTGGGTGTCTTCCGCCCAAAACACAGACCCCCCTAAGGCCCCCCGCCGGTCCCCAAAGTACCCCGACCCCATTTTCCTCAAGTACCCCCCGTACCCCCGGGGGTGCCCAAAGTTGTACAAGAATCTCAACTCCGACCCCCGCCTCATCATGAAGAACGTCCACAAGTACCTGGCCCACCCATGGGGCCGCGAGGTGTGGTTCACCCAGGACGACAAGGCCCTCGAGGCGCTCGGCAAGAAGTTCGACCTCAACCTCAAGGGCCGCGAAGAATCCCTCGGCCTCTGTTGGGGCACCGCCTTCGACGTGATCGTCATCTGGGTGCGCCCTGGTGCCGGGGTGGATGTGCTCGTCCATGAGTGCTGCCACGCAGCCCTGGACATCATCGACTACGCAGGCTTCAACCCTGCAGCCGCCAACGGCGAACCCATGTGCTACTCGCTCCAGAGAATGGTTGCGCAGTTCACTCCCCATCTCCTCCCCCCTCAGAACTCCTAAGTGCCCTCGGGGCACACGTCCCCTATGGCACTCGAAACAGGCACCTACATCTCCGATCTCGTAGCGACCAACCCGGTCGGCTCGGATCCCATCGCATACGCCGATGACCACCTCCGACTGCTCAAGTCGACCATCAAGAACACCTTCCCGAACGTCAAGGGAGTGGTGACCGCTACCCATGAGAACCTGAGTAACGGAACCCCCGTTGGCCTCATCTCGATGTGGTGCAACCTGTCGAGCGGCTCGATCCCCGCAGGTTGGGCCTTGTGTAACGGCCAGGTGGTCCCCCGCTCGGATGGCTCGGGCAACATCGGGACCCCGGATCTCCGGGACCGCTTCATCGTCGGTACTGGTGGGTCGTATCCGGTAGGGAACACCGGGGGCGCTGCCCTCAACTACCTCTCGACCGCACAGCTTCCCCCGCACGCCCACGATGCGGCCATGGACTCCCAAGGGTCCCACGCACACACCGGAAACACCGGTTGGGTCGGTGACCACACCCACTCGCTGCAGAACCTCGGCTCGGTCCAGGCAGGCGGCGACAACGGTGGTGCGAATGTCTCGGTCGGTACGGGCTACTCCTCGGGCCGCTACCAGTCGCCCACGAACCCCGCAGGCGGTCACGCCCACGACTTCGTCACGAATCCCTCCGGTGCGCACACCCACAACGTTTGGACTGGTGTGGTCGGCAACGGTGCGGCTATCGAGAACCGTCCTCCTTACTACGCCCTGGCGTTCATCATGAAGGTGTAAGCCATGGCTATCGAATCCGCTCAGTACATCACGCAACTGGTCGCAGCCAACCCGCTGTCGACTGACTCAGTGTCCCAGGCCGACGACCATCTCCGGATGATCAAGTCTTGCCTGCTGAACACCTTCCCGCACCTGGACTCCCCGGTCACCCTCACGCCGACCCAACTGAACAACCCGGTGCCCCAAGGAGTGATCCTCATGTGGTCCGGTGCGACCACGGCGGTCCCATCGGGCTACGCGCTCTGTGATGGGACCCAAGGGACCCCGGATCTCCGTGGGCGCTTCGTGGTCGGGGCAGGGGGCGACTACGCGGTCTCCGCTGTAGGTGGCTCGGCTACCTCGGGCTTCGGCGGTGCTCACACGCACACCGAGAACCAGACCACGGCCAACCTCCAGAGCACCTCGCTCCAGGTGGCCGCAGGCGTGGACCCGGCGACGACCGCGGTCTCCGCTGTGACTCCCCAGGGGCACGTCCACACGATCAACCAGGTGGGCGATCACACGCACTCCTGTCTCCCTCCGTACCTGGCTCTCGCCTTCATCATGAAACTGTAAATGGCAAACCTCCCGCTTCGCCAATTGGGGGGCGTGGGGGTTATCACCGACGCCAGCCCGTATGACCTGCCGCCCAATGCCTACTCGGCGGCGAACAACGTCATCTTCTCCGAAGGCCGCGTGCAACGCGCTCCGGTCTTCAAGCAACTCTTCAACCCGATCCGCTCGACGCTCTCGTACGATGCGGGCACGGGGACCTTCGATGCCAACTCGGCCCTCTACAACTCTGCGGAAGGCGGCAGCTCTAACGCTTCCCGCTTTGTCGGCAGCTACACCGACCCCATTGCCGGTGAGACAGTGTTCGTGGCCGACAACGATGGAACCATCCGTGCCTACCCTGGCAATGCGATGTCCTTCCAGACCCCGACCTCGGGGCAGGTCACCAACGACAATCCTTGGACGCACGCCCAGGTCGCCGGGGTCTCCATCCTGGCCCGCAAGGGCATGCGCCCGTACGTCCGGAACATCCGCAACGACTCCCTCTACTCCCTCATGGGAGGCGACTGGGTAGCCACGGATACCGCCAGCATCGTTCGGGGCTTCAAGGGATACCCGATCATGCTCGGGGTCAACAAGAACGGTGTGGACTACCCGACCATGGTCAAGTGGTCGAACCCGCTCCAGTACTCCACGCCGGTCTCCGGGTTCCAGTGGGACCCCGCGAACGCGAACTTCCTGGCCGGTGAGAATGTCATCGGTGACATGAAGACCCCGATCCGCGATGGCCTGGCCCTTGGCGAAGCCTTCGTCATCTACTCCCAGAACCAGTTGTGGCTCATGGAGTACTCGGGGGACATGAACGTGTTCAACTTCCGCCGCCTGCCCTTCGAGGGCGGGATCCTCAACGCCAACTGCGTTGTCGAGGTGGAGTCCAAGCACTTCGTCTTCGGCTCCGAGGACATCTACGTCCACGACGGCATCAGCCGCCAGTCGATTGCCGATGGCCGCGTCCGTCGCCGGATCTTCAACACCCTGGACCGCAACAAGCAGACCGCGTGCTTCGTGGCTCACGACTCCGTGTCGAAGCTGCTGCACTTCTGCTACGCGACCCTGCAGGACGAAGCCTCGTTCGCCGGGACGCAGTTCTGCAACCAGGCCGCGACGTACAACTACAAGTCCGACACCTGGTCCTTCATGGACCTCCCGAACATCGTCGGGGCCACTGAGGCCAACGCCTCCCTGGTCTCCAACTCGTTTCCGTCGGTCACCAACAGCTACACCCTGTACAACTCGTCCTACTCGAGCTTCTCGGGCGGCGGCACGCCGAAGCTGTCCATCATGCTCGGGGTGTTCGACCAGTCCAAGGGCCTCTCGGACTCGTGCGTGTACGCCGTCGACCTCCCAACGGTCGGCCTGGTGAACCTGCCAGCCAACACCGAGACCCTCAAGCCCGCCTACGTGGAGCGCGTGGGGATCTCCTTGGACACCCAGGGCCTGCCGCTGCGTTCGTACAAGACGGTGCAGTGCGCGGTCCCGGAGTCGTTCTTCGACGACAGCACGGGCACGTTCACGTTTGAGTTTGGATCCTCGGACCTCGCGGAGCAGACCCCGAACTACCGCTCCAAGGCGACCTTCAACCCCTCGTCGGACTACAAGCTCGACATGATGGTCTCGGGACGCTACCTGTCCTACAAGGTCAGCACCGCGTCGATCTCCAACTTCCAGCTTTCGGGCATGGACGTTGAGGTCAAGTCCCTCTCCAAGAGGTAACCGTGCAGTTTTCCACACCACTTCAGAACTACGTCCGCGCAGCACAGCCCCCACTCAAGGGATCCGAGGCCCAATGGCTTCAGGAGGAGCTGAAAAAGCTCGAGCGATCGGTCGCCGCAATCAACGCGGCACTGACGCAACTGGCAGCGCGGGTCGCGTAACCCCATTTCAATCGAGAGAGCAATGAAAAACTTCATGCGAATCGCGACCGGTCTCGACACCGTGCCGCTGAACCTCGCCATCCAACGCCGTCCGGAAATCTGGAAGGCCGACACGTACCTCCGCGACTACCCCCAGGGGCCGTTCGGGGAGATCGAGTCGGTCATCCTCCGCTTCCCGCCGCGCACCGTGCATGAGACCGAGGAGGCCCTGGCTCAACACCTGACCAACTTCGATCAGCACGAATGCGTCGACCAGGAGGTCTACAAGGCCCTCCCGGAAGCGCGACCCATCGTCATGGGCCTCATGGCCCGCGTGGCCGGTGAGCGCCTCGGGCGCGTGATCATCAACAAGATCGCCCCCGGTGGCCGCATCTTCCCGCACGCCGATACCCCGGTGCATGCCCAGTATTGGGATCGCTTCCATGTGGTGCTCCAAAGCGCCCCTGGGGTGTACTTCCGCACGGGCGACGAGGACGTGTACATGGCCCCAGGCGAGACCTGGTGGTTCCAGAACGCCGAAGAGCATGAAGTGATCAACAACTCCCCCTGCGACCGCATCCACATGGTCGTGGACATTCGGACATCCAAGCCGTGATTACCTATTCAGTAGAGAAGTGGCGGGACATCGTGTCTGAAATGGAGGCCTTGTGGCCCGCTCATTGGCAAGAGGTCGCTCTCGACCACGACACCATTAAGCTGGCCCCGGATTATCGGCAGTACGAAGCATTCTGTGATGCAGGTGCGCTACACATCGTCACGGCCCGCGAGGCCGGAAAGATCGTCGGCTACCACATCAGCATCGTACGGCCCCACCTCCATTACATGCACGACCTCCACGGCTTTACTGACGTCTACTACATCTCCCCGGAGCACCGGAAGGGGTGGGTTGGCGTAAAGCTCTTCAAGTACGTGGAGAAGACCCTCAAGGCCCGTGGGGTCAAGAAGATCTTCTCCGGGACCAAGTTGCACCTCGACATGGGACCGATCTTTGAGCGGATGGGTTGGCGGGAGACCGAGCGCCTCTTTTCCAAGGTCCTATGATCAAAACTCTCCTCAAGATCCTCGCCCCCGCGATCTTCATGCGCTCGCATGTAGCGGCGGCAACCGTGGGTGCAGCAGCAGTCGGCGCAATCGGCTCCGGCATGGCCGCGAGCACCGCAGCAGATGGCCAGAAGGCCGCAGCCGAAGCCGCCAACAGTCCGTGGAAGGCCGCGCAGCCTTACATCTCTGGCGAGTTCCAGGGTGCCCAGGATGCGCTCCACACCGCCCTCGGCATGGGCACGTACAGCGGCCCCCGCGTAGCCGGTCTGAACCCCTACCAGACCCAAGGTGCGGACCAGACCGCAGCCTACGCGAACGGCAACGGCATCAACACGGCCAACCAGTTCTACAACACTGGCATGGGCCTGTCGCAGACCGGCTCGCAGTACGGCACCAACGCCCAAGGTCTCTTGACCGCCGCGCAGCAGGACCCGACCCAAGGGTTCATGAACTACGCCAACGGCCTCGCGAACAGCGATATGGCCACGCAGATGATCGACGCAGCCAACCGTGACGCCTCGCGGAATCTCAACGAGTCGCAGCTTCCCTCGCTGGCCATGTCGGCGGCAGGCAGCGGCAACACGGACTCCACGCGTACCGGGGTGACCCAAGCGATCCTCCAGCGCAACGCGTCGGAGCAGATGGCTGACACCGCCGCGAACATCCGAAGCTCCCTGTTCAACACAGGTCTCCAGACGGCCCAGTCGCAGTACAACGCGAACTCCGACCGTGCCCTCAACGCGAACCAGCAGATCGGCAACGCGTACCAGCTTGGCTCCTCGGCGCTCCTCAACGGACAGCAGGCGAACGGCAACAACTTCGACCAACTGAACGCTGCGGGCGGTCTGTACCAGGGCCAGCAGCAGAACGAGTACAGCGCGGCGCAGCAGCAGTTCCAAGAGCAGCAGTCGACCCCGATGAACCTCTACGGTCAGTACATGAACGTGATCAACGGGAAGTGGGGTGGTCAACCGGTCAACCCGGTCGGTCCCTCGGTGGCTGCAGCGGGTCTCCAAGGTGCTGCGGGTGCTGGCCTCATGGGCTACGGCATCGCATCGAAGCTCGGAGGCTACGACGGAAACACGACCAACTTCAACAACAGCGGCTTCACGATGCCTGGCGGCAACGACTACACCAACACGGCCACCACGGCCATGAACGCAAACCAGGCCCCCGCAGGCCTCAGCGCGTTCGGCTACTAAGGAGGCCCGATGGCTTATTCGTTTGACATGCCCTCGGGCATCGACCCGCGTGATGATGGGTCTCACAGCCTCCCGGCGTACCTGGGGCAGGCACTGCAGTTCTATGGGACCGACAAGTCCACGGACCTGCCGTACTACCTCAGTTACCCGATGAACAACCAGCAGGGCCAGTCCATGTTCGGTGGCGGCGCTCCGATGCAGTCGCCCGTGGCCCAGGCTATGGCTCCGGATGCACCCCCGCAGACTCCCGTGGCCCAGGCTATGGCTCCGGATGCACCCCCGCAGACTCCTATGGCGCAGGCCATGGGCTATCCGAACTCGGACGCGATCCAGTCGATGTTCGCCAAGCAGGCGACAGACCCGAACCTCTCGATGAACAACGGCCTGATCGCAGCAGGCTCGGCGCTGATGGGTGGAAAGAATCTGCAGGAGGGCATGGCCAACGCAGGGAAGGCGTGGAACGACACGTACGACTCGACGCTCAACGGCCAGCGCGAACTCAACACTCCCAAGGTCACTCCGCTGGCCGACGGTGCGTTCTCGCAGGTCCAGCTTCCCGGCCAGGCCCCGCAGATCATGCCGAACAACCAGGTCCAAGGCTTCCTGCTCGGCAAGGTGCAGTTACAGAGCCAACTCGGCATGCAGAAGGCGCTGGCGACGGCCAACTTCGCAATGCAGCGCGACCAGGCCAAGGACGACCGTGCGAACTCCAAGCAGTACGGCAACGCACTTGTGCAGACCGAGACGGCGATGCAAGCCAACGACCGCGCCCTCGCAGTGGCCCAAGCGCAATCCGCGGACCCCACCGCATGGCCGCGTATGGCCGCGATGTTCCCGCAGATCGCGCAGGCCCTCGGGTCCGACTCGGCTGCAGGCAACCTGGTCATCCAGCGTGCTCACATCGACGCGGCACTGGTCCAGGACATGCAGAAGAAGGGTGCCCTGACGAACGACCAGATGAACTTCCTGAATGGCGACATCCCGTCCCCGACGGCTGACCGCGAGAAGGTAATCATCCCGTTCCTGAAGCAGCAGAAGGCGATCCTGGAGGAGGTCCACAAGTTCCAATCGGACCAGTACAACAAGGCCAACCCGACGCCGACGCAAGGCTTCGCCACCTCGGGCACTTCCAAGGTCCCCACAGGGACCCAAGGCACCGGCTCCGGTTCGTACCAACCCCCCGCAGTGACCGATGCACAGAGCTTTGCCGCTCTGCCGTCCGGTTCTGTTTTCAAGGCCCCTGATGGGTCGATTCGAAGGAAACCGTAATGGCTGATCCGTGGGACTCCGCTCCCTTAGCAAGCCCGATGGACGTTGCACTGGATGCTGAAGGCGCGAACCCCACGGTTGCAGCGATTGCCCGCAGCATCTACCATCAAGAGTCGGGCAGTGGCAAGAACACCAAGACGTCGAACGCAGGTGCCGTGGGAGGGATGCAGATTGTCCCTGCCACGTTCCACTCCGTGGCCGACGATGGTTGGAACATCAAGGACCCCGTCGACAACGCTCGAGCGGGTGTCCGCTACGTCACACAACTCGCAGAGAAGGCCGGGGGAGACCCTGCGCTGACCGCTGCGGGCTACTACGGTGGTCCCGGCGCAATCGACAAGGCCCGCCAGGGCATCGCCGTGCGCGACCCCCGCAACCCCAACGCACCTGACACGCTCCAATACGGGCAGCAGGTCGCTGGTCGAATTCCTCAAGCTCCCCAGGCTCCCCAAGGGGACAACTGGTGGTCCAGCGCTCCGCTTGCGGACTCGCCTACAGCCCCCCAGAACGTCCCGCAGGCTGCTTCGAGTCCCCAAGTAGCCACTGGCTCCGTCCAAGGGCAAGAAGGCGCCCCTGGACAGCCTGCAGCAGCTACTCCCAATCCCGACCCCCTCGGGTACGGCGAAGCCCCGCCGAGCGACAACACCCAGTTCGCGCTCCCGGGCCAGATGTCCCCGGACCAGCTCGCAGCGGCGCAAGCCGCCAAGGAGCCGAAGCGCAACTGGGTGCAGCAACTCGGTGACAACATCACGGACTCACCTCTCGAGACCGCAGGTAACCTCGTCCACGGGGGTATCGACGCGATCACGTACGGCATGGGTGACAAGGCAGGTGCTGCCCTCAACGCAGCAGTCAACTTCCAGGATGGCGGCACCTTCGGGGACCGCTACCACGAAGTCCTGAAGAACGTCCACGACTACGAGGACACCCGCCCCGAGTTCGCCGCAGGTCAGATCGCATCCGTCTTCGCGCCGGGTGCCGGTGCGCTCTCCCTCACGGGCCGCGCAATCGAAGCCGTCCCCACGGCATCCCGTGCTGCCCGCGCAGTTGCTGGTGGTGCCGCAGGCATGACCGAAGGTGCCGCATGGACCCTCGGCCACGCAGACAACCTCGACGATGTCACCCCGCAGCAGATGGGCCTCAGTATGGGCCTGGGTGCCCTTGGTGGCACCGCAGGGGGCATGCTGTCGAAGGCCACCGACAACCAGCTTGCGAACTCGTTCCTGCTCAAGTCGGGCAACGCCGGGAACGCACAGCGGGACGCAGAGATCATCGCGGACCTCAAGGGTCTGCAGCAACGCGCCACGCAGGAAGGGGTCCCGCTCGGGGCCGCTGATGCGAACGCACTCGCCAACCGCTACAAGGCCGAGGTCGCGGAGCAGCTTCGTCAGATGCCAAAGACGGAAGATCGTCAGACGCTCCTCAACGCGCTCCAACGGTCCCGTGGACTCGACGAGGACGGCATCAACGCATTGCGCGAGATCCCCAACGGGAACGCCGTGGCGGATGCAATCATCAAGAGCAACCGGACCCTGGCCCTCACGGCCCGTGTACCTGCCGCCAACGGCATGCTCGCGACGTCCGCTCGGCACCTGATCGACAATGGTGGTCTTGCTGCGGTAGGCCACGCAATCTCTCCGGGTCTCGGGTTCGCCCTGGACACCAAGGCCGCTCGGATCCTCGCCAGCAAGCTCGCAGGCGGCGCAGAGAATCGCACCGGCAACATCGCTGCGGCGCTCAAGCGTGGCAACCAGGCCGAGGCGTACCTGAAGCAGTACGGCCAGCAGGGCGGAAACAGTCTCAACGACCTGGCCGCAGCCGCCAAGGCATCCCTCGGTGCCCGCGCAGCAGCCGCTACGGCAGGCCAGGACGCTCGAGGTGCTCAACAGGGCAACCGACAGTTCCAGAACGCCTTCGCCGCAGGCCAGCAGGCCCGCCAAGCAGCCGCAGGCGCGAACCCCATGTCCCCAGAGGCCCAAGCGGCAGCACGGGAGTACATGTTCCGCGCTCAACAGGCAGGGCAGGCGAACCGCGCCAACGTCGCACAGCAGACGATGGAAGCAGGGAAGGCCGAGGCGTCCGTGGGTCCGCAGATGAACGCGGCCCAGGCCAAGGCAGCACAGGCGATGGCCGCTCAACAGGCGCAGGAGCTTGCGGCCCGCATCGGCCCTCAGGTCACCCCCGCTCAACGCGCAGCACTCCAAGCCCAACAGGCAGCGGATGCCGCGATCTCGAAGGAGGCCCTGAAGACCCAACTGGCCCAGAAGCAGGCCCTTGCGGACACGCAGGCCAGCGACCCGTCGTTCCTCCTCGGAATGTCGAACCAGTTCGGCCCGCCACGCAATGCGGACCAGATGTCGGAGTTCGCCAAGGTCATGCGCCAGCAGGCCGAAGCAGCAGCAGTGGGTCCCCAGGTGCCCGCACAGGGTCTCGAGGCCGTCCAGGCAACGACCGCCAAGAAGGCCGCGAAGGCCGTGGCAGCGCAAAACCTGTCGGACACGGTCGGTCGAATCGGCGCAGGCAACTTCGATGGTCTCACGTTCGAAAGCCCTGCCGCGAAGATGATGCTCGCCCACCTCGGCAACAGCGACCCCGCAGCCGTTAAGGCCGGAATCGCGAAGCTCGCTACGGAATCCCCGGATACCCACGGCAAGGTGGCGGCAATGATGCTCTCCTCGAGCGGCCAGAAGTTCCGTTACTACGGTCTGCAGGATGCACTGCGGGCCATGCCGGAAATTGGCAGTCGGACGCCGTCGGAAGCAGAGAAGGCCGCGATTATGGGCCGCTCGCTGCCCGCCGAGGCCCCCGCAGCCGCTACACCGGCCCTCGACGACGTCATGCACCCGAAGGCCTGGACTTCCGCCAAGGAGTCGCGCCAGATCATCCAGAAGAACGCTCTCGAGACCGCTCAGGATTCCGAAGTGAAGAAGCTGGTGGCAAAACTCATCGACACGAAGAACGTGAAGGGTGCTGAAGACCCCAACGTGAACCGTCAAAAGGCGTTCGATGCTTTCATGAAGAGTGCCGACACCGCACAGCAGATTGAAGCGAAGCGAATTGCCGAGCCTTTAATCCGCTACGGAAAGTAACCCATTGAAAACCATCGACATCGTCCATCTGCTGCGTGCCTTCGACCGCGTGTTTGAAGACGCAGCACTCACCAACGAGGAAAAGCTGGCCGTGGGGGCCGAGGTCTTGCACCAACTCCCCCATTCCCACCTCGTCCCATCGACCCAGGCAACCCTTGCGGCTGTGCAGAAGTCCATCACAGCCCGCCTGGCCACCCTGGAAACCTTGGAGAAACCCAGTGGCGCAAGCGCCGAAGCCGGACGGCCGAAAGGGCCGCAAAAATCCGGAAAGTCACTTCGCAAAGCTGAGTCAGACGCCTGAGGGCCGCGCTCAGTTAGCTGAGTGGCGTTCCCGGGGAAAGAACTCACCCAACTTCAAGCGTCCCCACGGGGCCGTTGCAGGTTGGACCAAACACATGCGCCAGAAGGTGTGGGCTTACGCCCATGCCCAGGGCTTAAAACTACTGAAAACCATGGAAGAAAAAGGATACGTCCTGCCGAAGGATCAGTATGCCCGCGAGGCCATCGAAACCGTAGCTGCGGTGATGCACCTCGAGGACATCAGTCCCAAGGACAGGCTAGCGGCAGCACGAACGCTGCTCGATTTTACCCTGGCGAAGCCCGCGTCGGAAACGACCGTGAACGTCAAGAAGGCCGAGGACTTCCTCCTCGATCTCGCCAACGAAGTTAAGGACGACGAATGAGTATTGAGGCCGTGCGAAAGCGGCTGTATGAGGACTTCGAGTTCTACGCCAAGCACGCCCTCAAGATCCGCACCAAGGAGGGCACGGTTGTCCCCTTGGTCCTCAACGACGCCCAAAAGATTTTCATGAAGACTGTCATCCGGCAGCTTCAAGCAACCGGCAAGGTCCGCGTGGTCGTCCTCAAGGGACGTCAGCAGGGCCTGTCGACCATCATCGAGGGGATCATCTACTGGTGGACGAGCCAGCACAAGGCCGTCAAGTCCATCGTTATGACCCACCTCGGGGAGTCCACGAAGGCCCTGTTCGACATGGCCAAGCGGTATCACGAAAACGTCCCCGAGATCCTCAGACCCCACACGAAATACTCGTCGCGCCGCGAACTCTCCTTCGACCTGCTCGATAGCTCCTACATGGTGGCTACGGCAGGCGGTGAGGGTGTCGGTCGAGGCGAAACCATTCAGTTGGCCCACCTGTCCGAGGCAGCGTTCTACCCGCCCGCCACGGCCAAGGACAACATCAACGGCCTGATGCAGGCCATCCCGAACAACCCCGGCACGTTCGTGTTCGTCGAGAGCACGGCCAACGGCATCGGCAACCCCTTCCACAACATCTGGACCTCGGCTGTCGAGGGCAAGTCCGACTACGAGGCTGTGTTCATCCCGTGGTTCGTGCAGAAGGAGTACCGCGCCCCGGTGGCCAAGGGATTCTCACGGACCCCCAAGGAAGACGAGCTTGTGAAGCTCTACGGTCTCGACGACGAGCAGCTTATGTTCCGTCGGCACAAGATCGCGATCAACGGCGAAGAGATGTTCATGCAGGAGTATCCCTGTCACGCCGATGAAGCCTTCCTGACCTCGGGCCGTCCGGTCTTCCACACACAACAGATCCACGGACTCCTCCAGGTCGCTCCGGACATCAAGGTCCGCATGGAGTTGATCGGTGACTCCCTCGAGGAA